GGTCGGGTGCGGCTCAACTCCTCAAGTTGCGTACAAGCCGCCACAAGTGCCGCCTCTGCCTCCAGAGATAGCCAAGAAGCAGGAGGTAAATCTAACGGACAAGCTAATTCAAGTCTTGACGAACAAGAACGACAAACCCTCGCAGCAATCGCAGAAATAATTGCACAAGGTGACAGAAACACAGCGCAATTAAATGCGTGTATAGATGCCTACAATGCGGTTCGTGAGCAAATCAATTCACAGGTGCGCTAGGGTGATGTATTTTTTTTGCTCTCAAATATTCTGCATGAGCAGATTTTGCGTCATCAAAATACCCAATAAATTTATACTTGCCATTGACTCCAATGCCAGCCTGCCATTTGTTTCTGCTTTTTATCCAACTTACTCCAAGATAGCCGCTTTTTGTTCTGCTGTGTGGCTTGGTTTGATTATGCCCATTTTGACTAGCCGTTACTTGACGAAGATTAACAATCCTATTGTCATCACGGATTCCATTAATGTGGTCAATAATCATGCTTGGCCAATTGCCATTAGTAAAAAGCCATGCAAGTCTATGAGCAAAATATCTTTGACCAAAGATTTTTATTTGAATATGGCCATTACTATTTTTTGTTCCTGCAATTTGTCCTTGCTTAACATTATTGCTTGGGCTAACACGCCAAGTAAAAAGTCCAGTATTTTTGTTGTAACTCAAAAACTTTTTAAGTTGTTTAAAATCAATATCGCTCATGCTGTTGCACTCCTATGCAATGGTTTGGGAAGTAACGGCTCGGTGTTGACGCATCGGGCCGTTGCGCCATTTTAAAGGAAAAACTTTTATGGTCAACGCTGAACAACTACAAAAGTTACACATTGATTCCAAATGGGTTGATGCGCTGAACGAAACCTTTGAACGCTTTGGCATTTCAACACCGCGCCAGCAAGCCGCCTTCATTGGGCAGTGTGGCCATGAGTGTGGCAACTTCAGAATCTTGGAAGAAAACCTAAACTATCGTGCTGAGACTTTGATGAAGCTGTGGCCAAAGCGTTTCCCTACGCTTGAGTTTGCCAAGCAGTACGAGCGTCAGCCTAGAAAAATTGCCAACAGCGTTTACAGCAATCGTATGGGAAACAGAGATGAGGCATCAGGGGATGGGTTCCGTTTCCGTGGGCGAGGGTGCATCCAATTAACTGGGCATAGCGGTTACTATCACGCAGGCAAAGCGCTTGGCGTTGACTTTGTGATGGAGCCTGACTTGGTTGCCACACCAAAGTATGCCGCTTTGACAGCAGGTTGGTTCTGGTCAACACATGGGTGCAATGAGTTGGCAGAGTCTGGTGCGCCACTGAATCCTGATGGCTCACGCTCTTGGATTAACCTGACCAAGAAGATCAATGGCGGGACAATCGGCCTTGCAGACCGAGTTGCCCACACCAAACAGGCGCTATCAGTCCTCGCCTAAAAGCCAAGTGTGAAAGTCCACAGGGATTTTCCCTTGGGCTTGGCATTGCTTGCAATACATCTGGTATTCCTCATCCAGCTTTGCCCAATCACTGCTCTCCATCTTGCTCTCCTTCATTGAGTGATGCGCCCAAACGCTTGAGGCGCAGGTTGTAATCCGCAACCAATGCGGCTTTGTGTTGCACATCCAGCTTGTCAACCTGTGCATCATTCGCCTCACGCAGTTCGCGCAACTTAGTCATCTTGGTACGCTGTGCCATTGCTGACTTCTCTACCTTGTCACGCAACTCAATCGTGCCTTTCATGTAAGACTCTGATGTGTCGTACAAGCGTGGCTCTTTGCTTGGGATGTCAAGGCGATAAACAGCTTTACCAGCGGCAAGTGTTGTTGGTGACTCAATTTGCACAATAGCACCAGGCTTTACATTGTCCAATGGGTTAGCCGCTGGCGCTAGTTTGCGAGTTGCCATGTTGCCATCGTCGTCTTCTGGCGCGAGGCCGCAGGCACTCATAAGCGAGTAACGACGAGCATAAGTCAAGCACGACGCATACCCTTGGCTGTCTCGTTTAGTGGCAGGGAAATGCACGATACCGCACTCCAACATCTCACCAGACTCATGCACAAATACTGTCTCGACCATTACGCCATCAGCGCAGTCGTAATTTTTTTGCAGCAAAAAGATGCCATTGTCATTTAGTGCGTCAATGACAGCTTCGATGCAGGCAGACAGATCGGCATACTTGCTACGAAAGTGTGGGTTGACAGATGTCTTGAGCGCAGGTCCGAACTGGCGCTGTGCTTTTACTAGGGCTGATGCTATTTGTTTCATTTAATGTCCTTGTTAAAACCAGAGATAGAACCCATGCAGGATTCCGATTGGAAAGAAGATGGCTCCTGCCACCAAGAAGCCCCACATCAGATGTGCAAAGCAATAGAAGATGTGTGTCAGCCAAGCAGCTCCACACATTAGCACAATGATTTCTGTCATTTGATTTCCTTAATAGTCAGGCTTGACTGACGGATTGAGTAGGCTTCTTTGGCGGGTGTGATCTTTTCAGGCGTTGCTTTGTAGTGACGCATTGGCCACTTGACAGACCACTTGCCACACTTGGCACTGCTGAACTCTTGCATCATGGACTTGAGCTTGACTTCTTTCTCAGCAACCTGCTCCTCCATCTTCTTTATCTCAGCTTTGAGGCCGATGATGGCGCTGGCAATGCCTTCAAATTCATCACCCAAGTCGATGTCTTCATCTTTGGCGTTTGGCCACACACGATCTGCATCTTTGCTGTCTGCTGGTGGATACCAAGCAGGCTCACCTGTCTGACGGAAGTTCTCCAAGCGTCTTTCAAAATCATCTGCTGCCACAAAAATGGCATCCATCGTGGCGGCGTGTGGTGCAAACAAGTAGATGCGTAACTCGACACCTGAATACAGGCAACCGATTGCCGCCCACTTCAGGCCAGTACACATCATCACGCCCTGCACTTGGATTGGACCGCGATACAGTGGCAGGGTTTCTTCTGGAGCCATCTTGGTCAGCTTTGACTCAAGCACACCATTGCCTGTCAGGATGATCTGGTCAGCCCCGACAACATAGATGCCTTTGCTTGGATCATGCTTGATGACCAAGCCATCCAAAGGTGCTGTGCCAATGGCATCTGCGCTGGCGGCAAGCGGCAACTCTGGGTGTTGAAATGCTGTGTCTGGCATGGTGTAGTTTTCAAGGCCAAGGCGCTTGACCATCTCTGCGATGATGGGTTCTTCCAAGGCGTTGCCCCAATCAGCGGCTTCGCCTGCTGGTGTACGAGCGTCTTCACCTTGGATGGACTTCATGCAGAAGGACAGGGTATCGTTGGCTGATGCCCACTTGGAATGACCCATGATGGCAGGCAGTTGAGAGCAAGACAGCATGGTGTCAGATGTTAGTTTTGGCATAGTGGTGCATCCTCGTCGTTAGCAGGGTTGTATTTAGGGACTGTCCGATCATTGGGAATCGGGTTGGTTGGGAAGGGCCAGTTAGACATTGACTGGTTCCTTGATCTTGAGAACACGCTGTGGTCTGCCTGACTTGCCAAGTCTGGTCAGCCCTGTGTCAATGATGTAGCCTTTGTCCAACAGACTGCGGAATCGTGCAGTCACGCTGGAGTAGGGATAGTTGCTGAGTTGGGCAAGCACTTGGTCTTGGATGCACCCATCTTCAAACGAGGCAATCACTTCATAGACTCGTTGCTCCATGCTGGCGCTGTCTAATGAGGCGGCTGCTTCGATGCTGGTGATTGGTGCGTCTTTGCGAACTAGCGTTTGCCAGATAGTTCCAAACTTCATGTCATCTCTCCATAATTGGTAGGTTGATGTTGCTGTAAATGATTTCACAGTGAAAGCATCTTAACATGAATCCAGTTGTAATTTTCTCTAGGTGTTTTCACCTATTGTATGATTTCATTGTGATAGCATTACAATGAATCTATGAAAACCAAAAATGTTCCTGTTCTAGTTCGTATCCGACCATCATCCAAGGACTTGCTTATCCGAGCGGCCAAGGATCAGCGTAGATCGCAAGCCAGTGTCGTTGATACCCTTATTGTTGACAACCTCAGTCGCCAGTACGCAAGCACTGATGACCGACTTGACCAATTCTTGAAAGGAAAACCCAATGAATAACACCACTCGTATGTTCCCGCGCACCTTGCAAGAGGCTTTCCCGCATGATCCAAGCCCTTGGCTGGAGCATCACAAGCCTGAACCGCGCTGGTATAGCGTCTGGTTTGTGTTGTCGCTTATTGGCGTGATGCTTTACTGGGCAGCTTGTGAATATTTCTGAGGCACACCGCTGGCTGGACAAGGCCAAGGAGGGCATCAGACTGCCTCAGACTTTGATTGATGAGGCGCTGGTATTAACTGGAGATTTAGATGACCTTCATGGTGAATTTTGTGGTGGATGGGGTTCCAGTGGGCAAGGGCAGACCGAGGTTTGCCAAGCGCGGGAACTTTGTCCAGACCTATACGCCTCAGAAAACCAAGGATTATGAGTCGGTGGTGATGGATGCGGCAACTGCCGCGATGGGGAAAACAGAACCCTTGACCACACCGATTGCCATTTACCTGTATATTCGCTTTCCCATTCCTGTCAGCTACTCCAAGAAACGCACCAGAGACTGCATAGAAGGGCTGGAAAGGCCGACAAAAAAGCCTGACTGGGACAACATAGCCAAGGCAATTACAGACGCTCTAAACGGCATTGTTTATGTTGATGACTGTCAGATTGTGGATGCCCACATCAGAAAAGTTTACAGCCACACGCCAGGTGTGGATGTTTTGGTCAAAGAGGAATTGCCATGATTGAGAAGCCGCCACCCATAGAACAGCGCATGATGCAGGTTGAGAGTCAGATCGAGCAACTTGCAGAGGCGCTGGCAAACCAAGCCCATTACCTGCACCTGATGGCCAGACAGATCAGGTTGATGGCAGCAGAGATAGACACAGACATAGAACCACCGAGATTTAACTGATGAAACCTAGAACAAAACACACCCTAGAAAGCCTGAAGAAACGCACAATTGAAGTCGGAGAATGCTGGGAATGGCAAGGATACTTTGGCAACAAAGTGCCAGCCGTTTGCAACGATGGCAAGATGACTTCAGTGCGCCGCTTGTTTAGCGACCTGCTTAACGGCAAGCACCCTGCTGGTGGCTTCATTGTCCCCAAGTGCGAGAACATCAAGTGCGTAAACCCAGAGCATTCCAAGCACATGACGCACAGCAAGTTTGCCGCTATGTCTGGCAAGAAAGCCAAGGGTAGCCTGACGCGCAAGGTCAAGATTCAGGCGTTCAGACATACTTTCAATGCCAAGCTGGACTGGGAGAAGGCTGACGAAATCAGGGTTTCAACAGAACCCAGCCGCAAGATTGCCGCAAGGTTTGGCGTTGACAAGAGCTTGGTCTGCAAGATCAGAGCAGGCAAGGCATGGATCAGATACAACACGCCATTTGCAGGTCTGCTGCGATGAGAAAGAAAAGCGGATACAAACCAAAGGGTGTGCGCTTGGACACGATGACTTGGGTGTTGTCAGGACTCAAGCCAGTGGCAGAAGTTCCACACGCAGGCATCACACTCAAGATTAAGAACCACGATGCACTGACCAACATCACCAAGGGCATTGGCACAAGGGATGATGTGGACATTGTGATTGCTGCCATGAATGTGGCTGAAGGGCTGGCGCTGTTGGGTGTTGGCCAAGATTGGCATGACGAAATCAGGCAGGCACAACAAGCCATTTACGACATGGGCAAGCGTGGTCTAAACACAGGCAGGTTTGTGTTTACAGGACCAGAGATGCAGGCCATGAACTTGGGGCTTGAGATACACGATGCCCAGTTGGATGGCTGTAATGTGCGCCAGCTTGAGGAGGCATTAGACATCGTGAGCCGAGAGATCAAGCACAAAAGAGCCAGAATGATTGCAGAAGATGCGACAGGCTGGCGCAAGAAACAGATTGAAAACCAGATGGAGAAGACATGAACTGGCAAGATGAACAAAAGAAGGTAGCTACTGGTGTAACTGGTAATCGTGAATGGGTTGGGCTGACTGTTGGAGAGACAGCCATCATCGTAAAGATGTTGGAGCGGGGTAACTTTATGGTGGCAATAGCCGCTATCGAAGCCAAACTCAGGGAGAAGAATGCTCAATGAAATCACGATGGGGCATCAGGCCACGCAAGAAACCTACTGAGCAACAGCTAGAGAACATGGCGCATGGTCAGTGGATGCTGGAGATGGGTGAGGCAAGAACTCTGTTGCATACCTGGCAGCGGAGCAGAAATAACGAGTGGCTCAGAGATGCGCTGGGTAGGACAGAGAAAACTTATGGGCCAGGCGCTCCTGCCAGAATCAGGAAATATATGCGCCAGATCAAGGATGAAGATTTTCCAGAATCTGACTGAGGTTTGGGAAAATTTCCAGCGCCCCATACCAGTGGACTAGCCAAACTCCCTCATGTAGCACTAAAGCGTGATGCTATCGGTGAAAAGTGTTACAACGCTGAAAAGTATTAACACGCTAGCGTAAGCGCACGAAGTCAAGCCAACATGGGCGCGTGTGTTTGCCAGTGAATGCGGTTTATGGGTGCGCTTTTTAAGCATGGGCGCACATTGTCAAGCCCTTATCTAAAATAATTGCATAAACTAGGGTAAACACCTATTACATATAGCACTTGAGTGCGTTACATTCTGTGCATCGGGTAGCAATTCAGCGCTCGATGCTTTCAAAAACCTACCTACTTATGGAGAATTGAAGATGAAAACTTACTTTCCCGCTTTTGTTTGTGTGTTGTGCGTGATGGGCATTGGCATCGTGTCTTTGTCCATTGGTTTACAACTGTTTGATCCCTTGCTTGGCATGGTTGCTTTGCTTTGCTTAGTTGTGGCAATGGTGACTGTTTCCAGCATGATCGAAGGGGAATAAACATGAACGACATTAAAAATCATGTTCAATCAATCGCTGCAAACTTGACAAACCCGCCTTGGGATGAATGGAATGAGGGCCGCGATGTAGCCAATGAAGGCGAATTCAGCGCGTTTGACTATTTGCAGGATGCGCTAGATATTGAATACATTGTCAACAGTAAGGGCGAATACTTGGGGGCGCGTGTCTTAGTGGCCTTTGGTGGCCCAAATATCTGGGTCAACACGCGCACAAAGACTGTCGAAGGCCATTGGTGGGGCGACAGTGCCAGTGCCTCATTCAATGACGGCCTTGGCCTTGATGATGCGCTTGAGGAACTGTGGAATTGCAGATAAGGGGAAAACCATGCGAACAATTGAACAAACCATTTACACATTCGACGAATTGAACGACAAAGCAAAAGAGCGCGCCCGCGCTTGGTATCGTGAAGGGATTGATTATCCTTGGTGGAGCGAAGTGCAAGACAGTCTAAAGTCATTCTGCGACGAATTCGGCGTATCAGTGCTTGATTATTCAATCGGCGACGCCAGGCGTGAATTTATCAAGACAGACGCAACGAATGCAAACTTTCGCGGGTTCAAGTTAAAGCAATTTGACCGCGAATCAATGCCTACTGGCTTTTGTTTTGATTGTGACTTGCGTTACACATTCGCGGATGAATTCAAGCGGTACGGGGATGCGCTAGGCGCATTCAATGAAGCATTAGAAGCATTCTTGCGAAGCGTTCGCAATGATGTCGAATACCAATACACAAATGAAGCGGTTGACGAATCAATCGAGGCGAACGGGTATGAATTCACCGAAAACGGGGAGCGCTTCTAATGACGCTCCACCAGTTTAAAACCCTCATGGAATTAACCCGCATGGACCCACAAAGCATTGCAGCCAAGGGCGCAGCCTTAGTGTTAGTCAATGGCTTAACGCAAACAAAAGCCGCTGAAACCCTAGATTGTCAGCAAACAACGATCAGCCGAGCGGTTAGGAGGCTGAAAGAAGTTCAAAGGCTAGCGCGGCACATAACCTAATTGAAGCCCCTTCGGGGGCTTTTTTGTTGCCCTTCATAATGTAGGGATGCAAGCCACACCGATTAAGCTACCGCAAAAACGCAGGATTATCAGAAAAGAGCAACCGCCAGATCAAAGGCAATTTACTGTTGTGCCAATTCGCGCAGCCACCGACAGAAGTCTCACTCCCATGCAATTGCGTTGCCTCATGGTGTTGTGTAGCTATGCCAACCGAGGCGGCATTACATGGGTGGGACTTGAGAAGGTAGGCAAACACCTGGGTGTGAAGATCAACAGAGCAAGCGTGCTAACCCGCCAGCTGATAGCAAAAGGTTATGTAAGAGTGCTATACAAAGGTTATGCAGGCGAAAGAGCACAAACCCGCCAGATCATTTACAACGATCTAAGCATTGAGGATATTGTCGCGGTAAGTGGCGAGAAGCCACCCTACATGATAGAAAAAGATCAAAAAGAGTTTATAAATCAACAACTTACTGATAAACAGAAAGGGCTAATTATGGCTAGAAAGCGCAAAACTGATAGCAACTCACTATCGCGTGTGGTGGATAATAATCTAAAGACTGAGACTATTGGCAATGACAAGTTGATAGGTAAAATCAATGAAGCTGAAATACTGCAACTGCAACGCGCCGTCGGTCCTGACTTGCTAGCGTTAGCGCTTGAGCAAGCTGGCGCAGGTGCAACGCTTGAGCAAGTGCAAACTAAACTAAAAGAACTAATCGCATAGGGTAACTTTACATAATGGACATTGTATAAAGTAGCGGTAGGG